TTCGCCGGGGTCTTGTCGCAGTGACCTTCTTTGCGATTGTAGTAGCGCCTTTCGTCGTCGCGTTTACCGACATAGGCGTATCGATGTCCAGAGAAACAAGCGGCTTTTTAGGGCTATTCAAGGGCGTCAAATGGGACACGGTGCAGGGCTTCGTGATCCTACCAGAAGTTCGCCAGACTGCGCTCGCTATCGTCGGGTTCTATTTCGGCAGCAGTCAGATTCGTTAATGACAATACAGCAAGAGATCGTCGCTGAGGCGCTCAAGAGATTTCCAGAAAGCGGGCGAGCAACAATCGCTCGAGCAATATATAAAGAAAATCCATCTGTCTGGCCATCGGTCGAGGCAGCGAGGTCGTCAATCAGGTATGCGACCGGGAGCATTGGCAAAAAACATAGAAAGGAAGCCATGAGATCGAAAACACTGAAACCGAGAAAAAAGGAGAAGCCGAATGACGTCGTCGCGAGACGATTTCCGAATGGGTTGAGGCACCATAAGAACTTCGGTCCATACGCGGTAAAGGGCGTCAAGCGGGCGTTGCTACTTTTTGACGTTCACGCTCCTTACCACGACGAGGAGGCGCTCGAGCTGGCGGTGCAGCATGGCATCGACTCAGAATGCGATTGCGTGATCCTTGTCGGCGACTTCATGGATTTCTACGCTTGCTCGTTCTGGGAAAAAGACCCGCGCCACAGAGACTTTGCAGGAGAGCTAAACATGGGCAGAGATATGCTCAGGTCGATCAGGGAGGCTTTCCCGGGCAAGCAGATCATCTACAAGCTCGGCAACCATGAAGAGCGCTACGAGCGATGGATGATTGCGAAGGCGCCCGAACTTCTCGGCGTGGAGGATTTCCAGATCCAGAAACTGCTGCGCCTCGACGAGCTGAACATCCGCGTCATGGACTACCGGGCGCCGATCAAGCTCGGGAAGCTCAACATCATTCACGGGCATGAGTTTGGAAAGTCGATGACCAACCCGGTCAACCCGTCTCGCGGATTGTTCCTGAAGGGAAAATCAAATTCGATCTGCGGACACTATCACCAGAGCAGCAGCCACAACGAGAAAACGATCGAGCAGAAGGTGATCGGGAGTTGGTCGAGCGGATGCCTTTGCGACATGCACCCGGACTACGCGCCGATGAACAATTGGAATCACGGGTTCATCGAGGTCGAGTTGAATGGCGACGACTTCACTGTCCATAACTACAAGATTCTGAACGGCCAAATTTACACTTAATGCAGAACAAAAAAATCATCGCGCTGACTGGCCCGAAGGGAGTCGGCAAGACAACCATAGCAAAAGAGATCGAGAGCCGGGCGTGGGAATATCGATGCATCGTATCATTCGCGGAGCCACTGCGCAGGATGATGTCTCGATTGATCCCGATGGATGCAATGACAGACCCGGAGAAGAAGGAGGAGCCGATCGACTGGCTAGGCGGTAAGACGCCGCGACAGCTCCTGCAATCACTCGGGACGGATTGGGGCAGGGAGATGATCAGCGAAACGATCTGGATCGACTCGATGCGCAAGCTCATCCCGGAGCAACCGTTCGACGTTGTCATCATCGACGACTGTCGATTCGAGAACGAGGCCGAGATGGTGCGAGAGATGGGCGGAATCGTTGTCGGCTTAGAGCGAGAGGGCATCGCATACACGGGAGAACACGCCTCCGAGATGCCAGTGAAAGCCGACATGATCGTTGACGCCGGGGACGTTCGCGTAGCCGTCGATGCGATTGAACAAATCGCCTTTGATTGATGGCATCGGAAGAAGAGGCACTCGAGCAGGCCAAGGCGATTCTGGGCGAGCATTTCCAACACTATGCTATCGTCGTTCAGTATGACGACGGAAGCGTCTGGCACGAAGGTAACAACGGGCTTGTGACTAAGGCTTTGCATGAGGAGGCGCTCAACATGATCAGAGACGAGCGCGAATGGGCTGACTGCGAGGTGGACATCGATTGGGACGATGACGACGAGGGCGATGACTGGAAAATCGCCGGGGAGGAGGAGTAAAAAAATCACACTTTTTCCCCATTTAGGGATTGACTATGGGAAAAAAGCGGGCATTGTCATGCGTATCGAAGGCACGATGCCGTAGAGAAACACCTAAATAAAAACACTATGAAAAACGAAATTCCAGCAATCCGCAGCAACACAGAAATGACCTTCACTCGCCTTGGGGGCGAAGAAGAAATCGACCTACACCTCTGCCGCAAAACCAATCGAATGACTTTCCAAAAAGTCACTTGGAACGAAGAGGCCGAGGAATGGGAAGCCAAAGAGGTCTACCTCTCAGAAGTTCAGCATGAGCTTGAAGACTACGGCTTCTGCACCATCTCTGAGTCACCGATGACCATCAGACAACTCGCGGCTGCATTCAGCCACAAGATGTTCGCTCGATTCTAACTCTACCGCACCGCCGTTTAACTTTCACACCAGCCCCGACTTAGGGGCGCAACCTATAAAAAACATCATGTGGAAAACAATCGAATTTAATACACGCGACCAGCTTGACGACTGGATCGCTCAGTGGGGACACCGCACGCGGTGGAACGAGGTATTCATCAACAACGGATACGGCGTAGAATTTATGCGCCTACGCTCAATCTAAACGAAAGAAAAACTATGTGGTTCAAACTTATACTAGCGATCATCGCCATCGAATCGAATGGCGATGACTCAATCACGGGCGACAACGGCAACGCGAACGGCTGCCTCCAAATCTGGCCTGCATACGTTCAGGACGCGAACGAGTATGCGGGAACGTCATACACTCACGACGATGCTTTCGACCGGGAAGCATCGATTCAAATTTTCACCGCCTACATGCGCCGCTACGCAACCGAGGATCGACTCGGGCGAGTAGTCACGGCAGAAGACATCGCTCGCATCCACAACGGCGGCCCGAATGGCTATAAGAAGACAGCGACCGACGGCTACTGGCAGAAGGTCAAAGCCGAGTTGCATCGCATGGGCGAGCATGATCTAGCCAACGGAAAGGTAGGGTTCGCGCTATGAAAACAATCGAAGAATGGTTCACGGATTACCTACCAGCCGACATCGCAGCGCTGGCAATCCGGAACACGGATGACATCCTTCTATCAGTCGAGATGTCATCGCTATCAAAAGCGATACGCGATTCATTCGTGTGGTATTCGACGCCGCAGGGCTTTCAGTTCTGGCGCGAAGTTTTTGAGGACGTGAAAGCACGCGAGGACTTTATGGCGTCAAAGGACGTGGAAAATTTCATCGCTCGACAGAGCATAAACCATAAACAAAAACAAAAGGAGAAATAGCTAATGGCTACACTACAAGCACCAGCAGAGAACAGCAGCGGGTTCGACATCGAAGCCGTCGCACCAGCAGGCGACTACATCGCCACTTGCATCGACATCGCCGACGAGTTCGGCGTGACGCGACGCAAGTATCAATCAGAAGAGACCGAGCAGATCGACGTGACGCGCTTTCTATTCGGGTTCAAAGCTCAAGACGGTCAGCTCTACAAGGTTCAGACCTTTGAGATGAAGATCAGCGGCTCGCCGAAGTCGGCGCTCTATAAGTTCCTTAGCTCATGGCTAGGCCAAGCGCCGAGCATGGGATGGGATTACTGCGAGCTAAAGGGCAAGGGCGCGGTCATTAAGGTCGAGCAGGTCACGTCGCAGATGGGAAAGGTCTACAACAAGATCGTCAGCATCTTGCCGCCGAAGACCAACCTGAGTGATTACACGTCGCAGGTCATCCCGGCGGAGCAGTTCGAGGCTATCTCGCAAGCAAGCGCAGCGATGCCAGCGGCACCAGTTGCAGCAGCACCAGTTGCAGCGGCACCAGCACAGCCCGCATCAGCGCCTCCAGCATGGGCGCCGGGTGACAATCAAGACGACTGCCCGTTCTAAAATGAGACGCGATCACGCTAGAAAAAAAGCAAATCGCGGCGTGGATAAACTGCTTGCTCGCCTTCGGAAAGAGGGCGAGCAGCTATCCGACCCGCGAATCATCAATACTAAAAAAAGGAGACAGCATGGCAACGCTTGAGCGCAAGCAGGACTTATCAGACTCGCATTGGTATAGCCGGGACGGGCAGCCCGCATACACGATGCTAAAAAAAGACGGGGGCGAGCGTAGCACGACGCTACGAGACGCTCGGAAGCATGGCCTTCTGCCATCAGTGACAACGATCTTCAACATCATGGCGAAGCCGGGCCTCGACAAGTGGAAGCTGTCAAAAGCAGTCGAGGCGGCTATGATAGTGGACCGCGATCAGAGTGAGCCGGAAGACCGCTACATTGACCGCGTCATCGAGCGCAGCCGGGAGGAGGTCACACAAGCAGCCAACCTCGGCACACGAATCCATGACGCAATCGACGCAGCATTTGACGGCGTGGAGCCAGCGGATGATCTGAAGCCATACGTGGAGCCAACGATGGCTTATCTATCGGCGCTGAAGCTTGCCGACATCAGGCGAGAGGACGTCGTGGTAAACGTAGCGCATGGCTACGCTGGGCGCGTCGATCTGCTCGCTCGATTCGGCAACAGCAACATCGTCATCGACTTCAAAACTCGCAAGACGACCGAAGGTCAAAAGGTGACGCCGTATGACTTCCAGCCGATGCAAATCGCGGCTTATGGCATGGCGGCATTCGGGAGCCTCGAGTTCACTCACGGCGCCAATGTTTACATCTCGACAACCGAGCCGGGGCGAATCGAAACGGCTGCCTACAAGCCTGAGAAGTTGCAGAGCGAGTTTGAGGCGTTCAAGTCAATGTGCGACATCTGGCGCTATCTAAAAAACTACGATCCAAGATCATGATAACAATCAAAAACAAAATCATTCAGGAGGCTGCCTCATACACGGGAGTCGGTCAGAAAATCATCACCGGGCGATCGCGAAAGCGTGACAACGTGATGATCCGGGACGCGATCAGTGTCGCTATAAAGCAAGCCTACGGCATGAGCGACCAGAGCATCGCTAACGCTATCGGCAGGGAGCGGTCATCAGTTGGCTACGCTCAGAAGCGGCACGCAAAACGGCTCGAATCATCGACAGCATACAAGGTGCTTTTTGAGCATCTTTTGAAACAAGCACAGAAAGGAGCTAGAGCATGAATAAATTCTCGAGACAGTCTGAGACGATACTAAAACAGGGACTCGAGATGCTCACAGAGAAGAGCGAGCTACTCGTCAAAGCAAATGAATTGCTCCAGAATCAAGTCTTGGATTTGGTGAACGAGGTCGAGGGATTGAATCAAACGATCGCTCGCTTGCAGGAGCGAATACGATCAGATCGAGACGAGGTAGAATAACAATCAACCCGGCGCCGCAGCGGGCAATCTGCGGCCTCTTAAAATGAAAACCGAAGAATTGATCAAATACTTGAGAGGCTACAACGAATGGCGCCGGGGAGCAGATACGGATCAGCCTGAGCCGTTCTATCTCGGGGCGTGTATCGACGCAGCTTGCGATAAACTGGAGGAGATAGAAAAAGACAAAGAGCGTCTTGACTGGCTACTGGACGAGGAGTCAGGGGTCAACCTTGAGTATGTCTATACGGACAAACGAGGGAAGTATGTCATCGTCTGGTTCGACGACCGTGAGGACATCGACAAGGCAATGGAGGAACACTTTGCTACCGAACGGTAACAGTGTCATCAAAACGTCTCACTTATGCCGCCTTTATTACTGAGCGGTAAAACCATGAACTACTATGAAACTACTAAGCGAAACACTGACAGAACTAGGGATTGCATTCAGCTTACCTATCCAGATTAACGATACCAACGGTAACAAGACCTATTACGAGGACATTACTGGCTACTGGTGGAAGGGTGAATACGATGACAACGGTAACGAAACTTACCGTGAGGACAGCGATGGCTACTGGTGGAAGGGTGAATACGACGACAACGGTAATATGACCTACTTCGAGATCAGCACTGGCTACTGGAGGAGGAGTGAATACGATGACAACGGTAACGAAACTTACTGTCAGAACAGCGATGGCTACTGGTGGAAGGGTGAATACGATTCCAAAGGTAACGTAACTTACTTCGAGAACAGTTCTGGCTTCCGGTCTAAGCGTGAATACGATGA